TAGTAGACGGAAAACACGAGTACGATTATTTCTTAGAGGATGATAACGTACATACGCTAAGCTACTCTGATAACGGTTCTTGGACCTATCCTAATGAAGTAGCTATGCAGGTAATGGATGATGGTAGTGGATTGGTAATAAAGTTTAGAGAGAAAGGTAGAATTGACTACTCGGAAGCAGAACAATTATTAATACTTTTAAAGATTATCAATAAAGATACAAAATACGAATTAGTAACTAATAAAGAATTATTATAGCCATGCCAGATATATCAATGTGTGACAATTTTAATTGTCCTAGCAATAAGTACTGCTACAGATTTACAGCTACTCCAACTCAGTATAGACAATCCTACGCTTCATTCACTCTTGAAGGAGATGAGATGAGCTGTAGCCACTTCTGGAGAAACGGAGTAGATTCTGATAGATGTAAGAATGTACGCTCTGAAGGAGCAACGTGCTCCTCAAACGATTGTAAGTACCCTGAATGTGTTAAAAAATAAAAATATGAAATACACAAGAACAACCACCAATGAAATTATAGTTAATGGTCATGAGATCGTAGCTCAAGATTCTATCGTAGAATCGGTTATAAAGCAGCTTAAGAGCAGATCTGAAGTAGGAATTAATAAATATAATACTACATTAGATCGAAAAGATTTAAGTCGCTTAGAATGGCTACAGCATCTTCAAGAAGAATTATTTGACGCAAGTCTATACATAGAAAAACTAAAGACATATGAAAGAACATAAACAATCTCCGCTACAAAGAATAAATAGAATAATGGACTTTCTCTGGAAAAGAGGAAATAATAAAGAGTCTGTAAATAATGTTTACCGTAACATAATAAAGAAAAAGTATGAAAAAGTATACTCAAGAATTTAAAGATTCAATATTACATTACTTCTCAAACGGACACAGTATAACAGTGTCTTGCAACAAGGCTTGTAAGGATCATGGCATCGCTTATAATGATAGCATGAGAAGGAAGGTATCTAAGTGGCTTGAAAAGAACAAGATCTCTAACAATCTAGAGATTGAGAATACAGATGTTTTCAAGGAAGCTAAGAAGAAGATACACGATAACTCTAAGAAGAGATTCATTGTGTCATGGTGTCAGTCAGAAACAGATATAAACCATAGGCTGCTAACCAATATCGAAGCTTACGCAAAGTTTATCGATGCCTCTATACATATTATAGCTGGTAGGTATAAGAACCCAATATCATTGTCTGCGAGTAAGTCAATCCAAAACAAGGAAGACATTGCTCAGAACTCTTGGCACGAGAGAGTGGTACCTTATCTTGATGCAAATAGACATAAGATACACAAGCACTTATGCATCCTTTCAGACCTTAAAATTCAACCGACAGCATCTACTCCATTGTCTGGGATAAACGGGCTTACAGGGCTTGAATCGTGTATCGTTGGGCATCCTAGAGTACATCTTAAGTCGCTTCCAATCCTTGACGGATATCCTCACAAGCTGATTCTTACTACAGGATCTGTTTCTATTGAGAATTATACAGACACAAAGGTAGGTAAGAAGGGTGAGTTTCACCATACGTATGGGTTTGTTATTGTTGAATTAGACGGTGATGACTTCCACGTAAGACAAGTAACTGCTGATGATCTTGGATCATTCTACGATCTTGACTATCATGTTATGGGAGGTATTGTTGAGAAGATTGACGAGCCTACTGTAATGGTGTTTGGTGATCTTCACCTTGGAGAAACAAATGAAAAAGTTCTTGACGTTTCTTTAGATATGGCTGATAGACTTAACTGTAAGCAGATCATACTTCATGATGTGTTCAATGGTCACTCTATATCTCATCACGAGAGAAATCAACCGTTCCAACTACTTAAGCGTGAGGAAGATGGATCAAATTCTTTGATAGACGAGCTTGACGAGATGGTTGAATTCTTTGAAAGATACTCTAACTATAACTTCGGAGTAGTTAGAAGTAATCATGACGAGTTCCTTGATAGATGGCTTAATGATGTTGACTGGCGTAAGCATAATAATAAGATGGCTTACATACAGTTAGCTTCTATGATGGTTAACTCTGACGATAACAAGGGGGTTATTCCACTATACTTAAAGACCCTTGGAGTTACTAACGCCTTCTGTTTAGGTATAGACGATAGCCTTAGAGTTATGGACTGGGAACTTGGAGTTCATGGTCATATAGGAGCTAACGGTAGTAGAGGTAGTGCTATGCAGTATGCTCAGATGAATACCAAGAACATTACAGGACATACTCACTCTCCATTGAGATTAGACGGTCACATATGTGTTGGAACACTTACACACCTTAGGGTAGGTTACAATAAGGGGCTTAGTAGCTGGATGAATACAAACGCTGTAATACATCCAAATGGTAAGGCTCAGCTAATAAACATTGTAAACGGTAAATATACAACTATATGAGCAAAGCGGTAATAACATGGAACTTAAATGATCGTGATGAGAATCAAGACTTTAAGAGATGTATTAAGTCTAAAGATATGGCTACGTTGCTGTGGGAGCTAAAGCATAACGGATACAAGAACTGTGTTAAAGATTCTGATGACTTTGGTTATGATGACTTATTCACAGCGTTTGAGTATATTAACAAACTATTCGAAGAATACAATGTTGATATAGATGATCTTATAGACTAAAAACTAAAGCCTCCTTAACGGGAGGCTTTTTCTCTCATTGCTTTTATTGCGTTATATGCATTAGGATTATTAGTTTTCAATTTCTCTAAATCTGAATCACTCATCTCTCCTTTACTAGATGATTTCTTTTTATATACAGATGTTTGTTTTCCAAATAAAGCTAGAGTAGTATAAAAAGCAGAACCTAATACAGGATCTTCATCAACGATATCTTTTACAGTACCCACAAATATAGGCATTAAATTTTCTTTAGTTTGATAGTCTATACCAACTCTATCTTCAAATAACATTCTTCTATTTTCTTTCAAATTGGTTTCCTCATTTAAAACCTCTTCTTTTTTACCCATAGAATATCTAACAAACATTCCAGGGAATGGATTTGCCTTTCCAGCAATATATTCAGAAGCTATTTGAAAGTCAGTTCTACTTCCCCATTTAGCTCCATTTTCTATTATATTACCACCTTTATTTGTCTGACCAGTAAACAATCTTGAAAATAAAACTATATTGTTTCTATACGGACCAAAGAAATCGGTTTTTGTATCACCACTAACAACTTGCATAAAATCAGAGCTTCTTGGATCGTATTCAATATAAGCTCTTTTTTTGTTTTTTTCTTCTTCTGTCATTTCATCATCATCATCTAAAGCAGAATTTATAAGTGAAACAACTAATGCTGACATTCCGTAAAACGCTATAAATCCTTTCAACATTGGTCTTACAAATGCTTTTTGAGCTACAGTTGGTCTAATTGATCCCCATGTTTTTGGATTTGACAATGTAACATTATCATAATTACCTAACTTAGCTAAATAATATAAAGATACTGGAGGTGTCATATTTAATGAAGCAGCCCAAAATCTAGGAGAGAAAAACAATTTATTAAGCATAGGTAATGCCATAGATAATTGTTTATTAAGATTCCCAGTTCCAGTAATAGTATTTACAGCGCTAGCTAAGTCTTTATAATCTTGTAAATGATCAACTGGATTCTTTCCTTGCATCTCTAAAGCTTGAACACCATCCATAAACATCTCAACCCTAGCCATGTTCATAAATGTATTATTACCTCTCTCGAAAGCTCCTAATGGATTTACGGCTTCAAAAATTTCTTCAGCTGTCTTAATGTTCTTTTCAGAAACCTTTCCAGTTTTAAATTTTTCATAATATCCTTGAAGAGTAATTCTTTTTCTACCTTTTTCAAATTCTGTTAGAGCAGTAAATGGAAGTTTTAATATGTGTAAAAAGTGATTACCAATAAACATCTCATCTCTTACTTGAGTTTTTATGTCTTCTGATAAAATACGTAGTTTAGATTTTAAAAACACATCATAATATGGATGAGCTTTTAATAAAGACTGGTAATCATCATAATTATTCTTATTACCCATTTTATTAAACATCTCAATAATAGTTTCTGCTGAAGTAGCTGATCTTATTATATTTGAAATTGTTTTGATAGGAGATTTAACCCAATCAGATAAAGAAGTTCCTTTAAAGTTTTTAACTAAACTATTAAAAGTTTTTCTAGAAAAAGTAGAATTTATCATATAGAATCCACCTTGAGCACCTACAAACGAAAGTTCCCCAGTAGCTCTTGTAACCCTTTGAGCATCCCACATATCAGATAAGAATCCAGTTATTTTTTCTGGAACAGTTCTATTTTCTAATTCCTTAGTGTATATGATCTTATCGTATTCTTCTTGGACTCTATTCTTTTCTGTTTTTAATTTTTTTAATTCTTCACTTTCTTTTATAGGAGTAACTTCTTTTTTAGAAAAATCATTATTTTTAATTTTTTCTTTAAGCTCCTCTATTTTTTTTCTAACATAATTTTCATTAGCAGTAGTTCTTTCTATATCTTCAATTCCAAGATTTTTTTTAATGGCTTTTATTTGAACCATATATTTTTTCTCTAAATCAGATAAAGCTCTCTTTTTGATTTCATTTTTAGATTTAGAAATACCTTTCTTTAAGTCTTCTAATTGGCTTTCTAATCTACCTAAAGATTTTAATCTAAGGATGTCATCATTTAACTCTGTTCTTGTTTTATTTAATCTGCTTCCGTAATTAGAAATTTTATCTCTAATCTCTCTAACCGTTAGGTTAGGGTACTCATCTTTAGAGTCGTTTAATATTTGTTCAGATAATTCATTTATATCAGATCCTCCATTAACTACATAATTAGAAATAATTTCAGAAGGAATTTTAATAACTCCTTTTGTTACTGTTAATTTTTTAGTTTTAGGATTAACGTATTCAGAGAACTTTAATTTAATATCGTTTTCATTAAAATCTATATTATTCTTTTCGTACCATTGTTTTATAACTTTAAAACTTTCTTCGATAGCCTTAGCAAAATCTTTAGTAGCATCATGAACATCAGCAAAAGTTTCTAACGCTTTAGCAAAAGTTTTTTCAAAAGTTAAACCTTGAGTTTTAGTTCCCTTAGCAGCTTCTGCTACAGCCCATGATGGAAGAATTGTTTTCTTACCACTTCTTATGTCTTTAGCTAAACTTCGTGCCTTAGAACCAATGTTTTCATTAGATGTAACTCTACTAAAATCTTCTATTATATTTTTAAAGTTTTGCTCGTCTATTGATTCTTTTAATTTAGACTCAAGTTCTTTTATTTTTTTATTAGCATCTGAATATCTTTTATTAAGAGCTTCAAACTTTTTTAAAGTATCTTCATCAATTACTCCAGCATTAACAGCCATGTATTTTTCCTTTTGAACAGGTAAAGAATACATAACTTCTTGATTCTTAATGTATAGAGCATTTAATATAGAAGTTGCCTGACCTATATCAGTTTGTCTTTTTGAGAATTCTTCGAATATAGTTTCTAATAATTCATTATATTCATTCCTAACTGTTTCTTTTTCAGATTCTGTTTTAGCATCTTCAATTGCATTTTCAGCTATATTAGGTATTCTATCTATAATAGATGCATATATAACAGTGACTGAATCTCCATTTTTTATACTTCCATTTTTTATAGCTTCATATGCATTTTCTATACCAACCTCATCAACAAATGCCTCAGCATCAGATATAACTTGTTGTTGATTTCTTTGTGTATAATTAATACCTACTTTATCTATAATTTCATTTATATACTCAGCATTACCACCTTCTTTTATTCTTTTAAGAACAGATCTTTCTTTTTGTTTACCTTTACTAGGTTGTTCTTTTATTACTTTCTCTGTTTTAACTGGTGTACTTTGTTTAACTGTTGTTAAATCACTATAGACTCTCTCAGCTAAAGAAACTTGATCAGCACCTAATTCACTGCTTATGATTTTTTGGATCTCCATAATAGACATACCGTCATCGATCATGTCCTTAACAATATCCTTCATATCTAAATAGTCCTCAGACTCTTGCATTCTACCTTTATTGGTATTAAGCATAAGTCCTTGAGTAGAAACTCCAGAAGTAGGGAATATATTTAACTGTCTTTCTTTGGTTACAATATTACCAGTTGTAGGGTCTTCAAATACATCGCTCCATTGAACTCTATCTTTTAATATATGTAGTTTTACTTTATTGTTAGAATCTACAGATTGAATAGCTTTTGGATAAGATTCGTGTTTATTAGAATCTATTGGCTTGACATCTCCATTAAGTTCTAATATAGCATATACCTGACCTCCTTTATTTCTATCTATCCCCTCTTTCAACATTGGCTCTGTAAGCATTTCTGAAATAGCTTGAGTCATATTAGCAGCAGAGATACTTAACTTACCAGTTTTTGTAATACCTTTAAATGATTCATTTTTAATACCTTCACTAAAGAATTTACCAAATTGATCTATAGCTTTAGGATTTTGTTTTACTATATCAGCTGTATTAGATATAAATGATTTAACAAATGCTTTTCTATCAGCAAAAGAGCTATTATCTGGACCAAGTTTTTTAGATATTTCAGATTTTACTTCTTCTAAAGAAGCTCCTTTTTTAAATACTAAACCTAAACCTACTTTTTTACCTTCAATTTCAACAACTTTATTAGCAGCGTCAATTAAAGATTTTTTAACTTGTTCCTTATTTAATGAAAAACTTCTATCAAACGCTTTAGATGAAATTATTTCCATAACTCCATTAGCAGCTGTTGTGCTTGATAGTAATTTATCACTAGGAGCACTTGTAAGAGCCATTAATAATTTACCTCCGTTGGCTTTTCTTGCTGCATTTAAATCTTTAGCCATCTTATTGGCTGTGGTTTCCGTACTAGCCCAGAAATAACCATCTTCATGGAATTTTATTGGATAATATACACCACCTTTTCCTTCAACTAAAGGCTCTCCATTTTTATATATCTCTCCAGAAAAAGCAGCATCAGGTTGATGTAAGAATATAGTTTGACCATTAAAGTCTTCAATAGACATATCTTTTGTTATATATCCTTCTTCCTCTAACTTTTTAAATTTCTCTGTATTTTTATCGTAAACAAATTCTACTTTAGATTTAGGATCTATAAAGTCAGCTTGGAATTTCTTAACAGCATCTTTAATAGTTTTTTGTTCCTTTATAATTTTAATATCCTTAGCAACAATTTCTTGTCCAGTTGCAACCTTACCAGATAATGTTTTAAGCATATCTACAATCTCATCTTCTGTAAATGGAGTTAAACCAAACATCTTAGCAAGGCGATCCATAGCTCTCTTAATTATAGACTTAGTAGGAGCGTCAAATCCTTCATAACCATCAGCAAGATATCCAAAAAGCTCAGCCATTTTCTCTTCGCTCTGTACATTCTCATCATAGTTATTAATAAAGTCATCAAGTGTATTCTTAAGATCTGGATTGCCTTCAAGAGTTTTAGCAATAGAACTAATCATTCTCTTTGTTAACTCTCTAGCATTAGCATCGGTCTTTACCTTTTCTAGTAACACAGAGTGAAACACTTCATGAGCAACAGTTCTAGCGTTAGCTTCCAAAGCATTTATATGTATAGTTACAGTTGCTGGATCATAGTAACCTCTTCCACTCTTACCAGCTTCTTTAATAAACGATTCTTTAGTATCGTGAACTACAAACTTTACATTTGGAAGTGCCTTAGATAATGATTTCTTAGCATTATCAACCTGAGTATCTAATTTAGTTCTATCGTATACTGGCTTATTAATATACTTAGCCTTAAATGCTTCAAGTTTAGTTTTAACAATTGGTTTAACTTTAGTAACTTTTATTTCACTTACATAACCATCACGATACTTCATGGCTTCGTCATAATCAGTAAATGATTTCTTTTCTATGTTTAATTCTCCGTTTGGATCATAAACCATAGCCACAACATCTGGAGTTCCTTGTTCTGGAGTCCATCCTTCTGGAGCATATTCTTCATTAAATGGAAGTCTAGAAACCTCTCTAAAACCATTACGTTCGTATATTTTCATTAAGTTAGGAAGAGCAAAGTTATCTAACTTTATCCCTCCTTTTTTAATAGCTTCTTGTATTACCTTATCTCCAGTTTTTTCAGTAGATTTTAAATCAGATTTAAATACTCCTTTAATATCACCGTCTTCTCCCACAACTCCAAACCCAGATTCTGTTTTTATAATTCTGCCTTCTTCAGCAGCCTTATCTAATTGAACCTTGTCAATAGTACCATCTTCTTTTTGAAATGGTCTATCAACTGACCAGAATGTTTCTGGAGAATCTGTCTTAACCTTTTCAATACTTTGAATATACTCATCAGCTATTCCTGTTGGAGCAACTACTTCTTCAGTAACTTTTTCTTCTATAGTAGGCTTAATTTCAGCAATTCCTAACTCAGCTTTCTGCTTAGAAGTTAGTTTCTCTTTCATAGCAGGATTCATGATATCATTGCCCTGTTCCACTTTAGATTTACCTTGTATGTCTCCATAACCTTTTGTAATGTATTCCTCAGTAGTAAGAGTGTTTTCTTTACCTATGTTCTCAGAACTTGCTACACGACCATCTTTATCTTTTGATACAAGTTCTCTACTTCCATCTTTTTTTGTTGTTACTATTGTACTATAAACATTTCCATTTTCATCTTTAACCTCAAAAGTCTCTCTATTTAAAGGTATTTGACTATCTTTTATTCTTGTTTCTTCAACTACTACTTCTTCAGTAGGTTCATACTTAGTATCTATTAAAGCGTTTCTTTCTTCTTGAGTGGCTTTATATTCTTGTTGAAGATCTTTAATTAATTCAGCTTTATTAGGTAAATTACCTTCATTTATAGCAAAAGCATCTGTTTTAATATCAGCAATTTTATTATTTAAATCAATTATATTTCTATACACATCGTCTGGCATATTATTAATATTACCGATTGTGTCATTTAATATAGTTGAATTCTCAAAAGTTGCTTTATTTATTTGTTTATTTATAACAGATCTTTCAATATCAGTTAAACTTTCATTCTTTAATTGTTTAGAAAACTCTATAATTTTTCTTGAATTCTCATCTAATGTATTTAAATCTTTATTTGTTTGAAGTGGTTTTAATATTGCTCCAGCAACATGAGGAGCTGCTTTTAATATATTAGTTAAAGTAAATGTATCTTTAAGTACAGTACCAGCATTATCTAATAATCCAACATCTTTTTTTCCTAAAACATATTTATCAGTAAAGTTTTGTGTGAAATTAGTAAACTCTTCACCAGCAACTTCTTTACTCATATCAATAGACCAGTCTTTAGCCCATTCTTTAGCCTTCTCTTTAACAGATTTAGTTATTAAATCACCTTCATTTTTAACTATAGAATCAAAAACTCTTCCTCCTTTTGTAAGTATAGATAGTGTAGGTATTTCAGATATAACTTCAGCAGATCCCCAAAGAACTGGGGCTACAGCCATTTGTAAAGGAGAATAAGTAGCATTACCTTCAAGAACTTCCTTGTTCATTTCAGTAAACTTCTCTCCAGTAGAAGCTATACCAACAACTCCTAATCCACCTACACCAGTAGATGTAGCAACTAGATTTGGTATTTGTTTAGATACAATATCAGAAACATAATTAATAAATCCTTCAGGACTTTCTATACTTTCCACACCCTTTCTTAATTGACTTTCTTCTTCAGATATGTATTGATTTATTTTATCTGTGGTTTTTTGACCAGCCATAGAGTATAATTCTCCTTGTAATCCACCACCAAATTTTGCAGCATAATTAGTAAAACCTAATATACCATTTAATATTTTAGTCCCTCCTAATCCAATATTTGAAATTGCATTATCTATGTCTCCATATCTTCTTTTAAGCAAATCAATTTCTTGTTGTGCAGTACCTAAATCTTCCTTATTTTTATTTATTACAGATTGTTTTTTTTCTATAGTATTTCCAATACCAACGATCTCATTCCCTAAAGAAACATATGCGTCATATACATCCTTTGGAAGAGGTTGGTTATTATTTTTATAATTAAGAAGTTGTTGTTCTAAATTTTTATACTCTTTTATTTTTTTGTTACCAATAACTTCGTATGCATTTATAACCTTTTCCTCTTTTAAATTATTTTCTTGAAGGTGTTCTGCTGTTTGTCTTCTTGATTGTCTTAATAGATTTTTATCTTCTTCATCAAGATCATCTAAAAAAGAATTTATATTATCAGTTTCAATATAATCAACCTGTTTATCTTTATATAGATTTTTCGCAAGTTCTGTTACCTGTTGATCATTTAACTTAATTTTTTTCTTAGCAGCATCTTTTTTTACTTCTTTTTTCTCTTCAGATAATGGATCTACGTCAGCCTTAAGTTCTTTTAGTCCAGGTTCATCTGTAATAGATGCAGCTTGATCTATTACTTTGTTATATATATTTAATGAAGTTGCCTTTATATTATTCCATACACCAGTAGTTGTAAGCAAGTCGTTAAGTCTTTTATCGGCTTCTAACTTTACAGACTCTTCATTCTTAGCTTGTTTGAATTGATTCTCTATTTCAGATAGTCTAGAATCTTTTATTTCATCTTGAGCTTTAATAACAGAAGATAATTCATCTGTTTTTCTTAATACCTCATCTTGATTTTCTGGAGTAACCTTTATTGTAGATAATTCCTTTTGTAATTTTAATTTTTTAGCTATTAAATCAGAAGATTTAGAAAGTTTTGTAACTGGTTTAGCCTGAAGAGTACTTTGTTCTTCAGGTGTAAGTCCAGTAAATGTTTTCATTTTAGTTTGTCCATCTAAACCATCCGATTCCACAGGAACTTGAGTTTCTTCTGTATCCAACGAAACAGGTGTAGTCGTAAGTTTCGACTTTGAATCCGATGTGTTTTTTTGAGAAGTAGGTTGTAAAACTTCTTTTTTTTTTACTTTACTTTCAAAATCATTATATGAACCTAAATCAAAATTTTTAGACGCTGAATCAAATAATTTTTTTCTAGATTCAGGATTATTCATTTTTGAATTAAATTCATCATATGAACCTAAATCGTATTTACTAGAAAGCGCTGAATAAAGTTTTTTTCTTGGATCTGGCATATTAATAGTCTATTTTAATTTTTTCTTTTTCACCAACTGCATTTCTTTTGATATAATTTCTTGCTTCTGCTATAGACACAAAATTTTCTCCAGTTTCTGGATTTGGAATAAGAGCAAGTTTTCCTTCTATTTCAGATGCTTGTTTATTTCCGTATAATGTTATTGGTTTTTTCTTTACATTTGTTTCTGAGTACCCAGAATCTTTAACTCCAGATTTACCAGCATATTCTGTATACTTCATAAAGAACTCACCTTTTTGATCTACTCCAAAATTATTTACAAATTGATCAACACCAGTAGCTGTTTTAATTCTTACATTGTTAACTCCAACAACATTACCTACAATTTTAGGTTTACCATCTTTCCCTTTTGAAGTAAGATTTGAAATAGCACCAATACCAGGTTCTTCTAGTTTTTCTTTACCAGAAACTCTTCCACCTCCACCACCACTTCGGTCTGGAGCCCATCCACGCCAAGTATTCTCTACCTGTTTTTGTTCGTATACTAATCTTTCTCTTAAATATCTTTTAGCAGTTTCCTTAGCTATTCTGTCTTGTTCTTTAGTTAAAACAGGTTCTGGATTACCAGAAGCATTTAACTGAACATAAACTTTTGAAGGATCCTTAGCAGCTTCCGCTTTATTAATTGTAGGAGTAAATCTTTTACCTGAAATATCTCCATAATCCACAAGTACAGATAGTGCTTTAAGTGGTTCACTAGTGATACCATTAGCTACGTTATTCTCAAACTCATTAAAATTAGTTCTAGCAGTAGGATCATTAATGGTCCATATTCCACCAGCACCTACCTTACCATACTTCGTAAAGTCTTTAATTTTATCTGCCTGAGCATCAAGTTCAAGGTCTAGTTTTACTTTAGGAACAAGTAAGTTTCTTTCATTGTTTAACCAGTTCACCTCAACAAGGTCGTTAGGATCTTTACCAGCAATAAAACCTCTACCCTTATCATCCATTATAATGCTCTTATCTTTTAGCGTAGCCGCTAATCCAAGTGTCTGAGCCATATAATCTGAAGCAGCTGATAGGTTACCAGCCTTGCTTTCTGCTATATAAGTTTCATAAGCAGCCTTTGCATTTTTTCCTACAGCATCAATCTGATTAAATGTATCCTTTGCATTTTGATTGAATAAGTTAAAATCTTTCTGAGCAGCTTTACCTGAACGAACCATCTTAGCGTATTCGCCTACAGCATTCTTGTAGTTATATGCGGCATCTGTAAGTTTTTGATTAAGAGCTTCATCCTTACCAAGAGTAATCTTACTCATTGCGGTAAGAGTGTCGTTGGTATCTGTTTCTAATTTATCTCTATTTGCTTGTCTTGCAGCTTCACTATCTAATAATGATTTTTGAACACCTCCAATGACTGTATTCCAATCGAATGTTGGAGCTGCTTTTACATCTGCTGGATTGACGTATCCTCTAAATTCTGGCATACTAAATTGGTTTGTTTAAAAACGATAATGAGTTCATCCAACTTGGAAGTAACGGTTGTGGTCCAAATGGAACTTGTGCCGCTGGAGCTGCTGGTGCAGGCTGTCCAAATCCAGTACTCATTCCAGGTACGTTTTGTTTATAATAAGCGGCTGTTTGAGCCATCTGAGCTGGAGTTTGAGGAGCTTGTTTATTTTCTCCAAAAGATGGAATCATTGAAAGACCTTGGTTTAGAATTCCAGCCCCTGCTTGTGCAGCTCCAGTATATAATCCTAATTCAGCTTGTTTTGCTGCTGCTGCTGCTGCTTGAGCTCCTTTTAATCTTTCAGCCTCTAAGTTAGCTAAGTTTGAATTTACATTCATTCCAGACTGTGCTTGAGCTACACCTATCTTAAATAAGTCAGCTGCTGCCGCATCTCTTGTATCTGCCTCGCCTTCAATACCAGCTGCATTTATTTTACCAAGACCACCAGCTAATAATCTAGAATCTCCTTCTTGTAAAGCACCTACAGATTGACCTACCTGAGATGTTATCTCTCTTCCAGCTCTGTTATATTGTTCCATAGGCATCTGTAATGCTTGGAATAGATCTTGACTTCTTAATTGTTCTTCTTTTCTAGCGGCATCTTCACCAGCTCTTCTAGCAGCTTCTGCTGCATCTGCTTGTTTACCTGCCTGTATTAAATCTGTAGCCATATTAACAGCTCCTAAACCCATAGTTACCCATGGCGTTGCTGCTGATGCTGCTCCTGCTACACCTCCTGTAGCTGCTCCTGTAGCTCCTACTGCTCCTGCTGCTGATCCCATTCTATATTTTTTTTATATATTCTACAATATTTTTAGAAGATGAATTATACTCTGCATCTTCAAATAACTTCTTTAAAACTGGACTAGAACTTACTGTCATAATAAGATCGTATCCAATATCCTTCATATAATGCTCTATATTGTAAAGTAAAAATTTAAGAGCATCCTTTCTATATTTTTTTTCTGCCTCTTTATTTCCAGTTATAAAACCAATCCAACACCAAGAAGAATCGCTAACATAAACTGGAGCTGCATATAAATCAATTCCTTCTGCACTTACCACAAAAATCCTTTCTGGTAATGATGATTTCAATAGTATAGGAAAATTCCATTTAGACCACCAGTTTACTAGTGTTTCATAATAATCATCCCTGTACTCTAATCTACACTTATGCATCATGCAAAGATACTAAATTTATGGGAAACTTTTGAATAGACTGCTTCCCACAGAAAACAACTCAACTCTATTTATATTCCAATTAACCAATTCAAACTGCATGTAGTATCCACGTACACCGTAAGATTCAGCAATTGAGTTTTGGAAATAAAAGATATAATCTGTTACTAATGGTATACTTCCATTGGTAGTATCTATTGTTATTGTTGTATTTGTTTTTGCTATTATTCTACCTATTCTCTGAGGCAATCCACCATTACTTGTATAAGCGTCAGCTCCAAGACTTATAATACTTCCAAGATTAAAGCTAAATGTTACTAAAACAGATGTTGGAACAGTAGCGTTTACAGCTATAGGTCTTCCTATACCCTGAGTTGATCTTAGGTTTAAGTCTTGAGTATTAGCGTTACTTCTGATATACGCAAAGTAATCTCCTTCTTTAAATTCAAAGTAAGAAGAATCTATAAAACCAGTAGATAGATCTGTAAATACATTAGTGTACCAAGAGTCATCGCTATTTAATGCTATAGTATTAAAATTCTTTACTACATTAGAGTCTGAATTAAAAACAGCAGTAAGTTTTGATGGATATGGAATATCGTAGAATCTATTTCTATCTACAACATCTGAGTTATGACGATATATGTTACCATTCTTGAATGTATAAAAATAAGAATTCATACCAATCATCATCTCTGGTATGTAAGAAAAGAAAGATGTCCATCCCTGAACGTATTCGCTATATGATAATGTTTTTTCCATTTAACAAGTTCCTGTTGTTATACTAATTACTGGACCTACTGATGATACTGTCCCTTGTATTGCACAAAAAACAAATGATGTTTCTACAAATACTTCTTGAAATATTCCGTCACAGTCTACATAATATATGTTTCCTGGGAAGCCAAGTGCATCTGCACTATACTGAACACATGGGTCAGTAGGTTCTGGTGTACAGTCAATAGTATTTAATAGAAATCCATTAAACTGCTGTCTATAAACACCAAAAAAAGAATAAAATCCATCTGGTGCCTTTATAGTTAAATTAGGATCCTCCCATGCAGCTGTTGCTGTGGCAAAACTCTGTGTGTCTATGTAAAATGTAGCCATATATTTATAAACAATAATTAATATCTAAAATAGTTCCTTCTATTCCTACCTTACACCATTTAGTAAAACTTTCGTTATTATTTACAGTTTGAGAGTATCCAATGTATTCTTCTGATTCACTATTATAAGGATTTATTAATTCAGGATCAGTGTATAAAATATCTCCAATTTGTAATTGAGAATTAGTAGAGTATCTATTAGTTCTTAAGTATGTAGGTCCTCCAGTTGTATATCTTAAACAAGCTTCATTAGAAGATTCACTTCCTGATAATGACATATTGAATAAGTATGAAGTACGCTCGCAATCAGCACAAGCAACCTCATAGTTTGTTTCATCATAACATAAGTTTATTTCATATGCCTTAGTATAATCCCATATTAAATATAGATATTGTTTACTATCTGGATTATCATAAACGAATGATGTTGAGTATTTACCTGTTGATGGATTCAATACAGGAGAAGCTACAGTTGATGTAGTTAGTAATGTATTAACATCTAATTCAGTATATAGCGTATTAGAAACTAAATATCTAAAAGAATTTAAATCATTATCAAAAACAAATGTATCTCCTGTTAACTTGTTAGATTCAAATGTTACAGTACTTCCTATTGCTGGAAAAACACCTACTGATGCCATGTTTGTATCTGCATCAAATAAAGAAACTCCATCACCTTCCAATAAAACATAATCAGTATTATATGGGCTTGTAAATGTATTTAAACTCCATTTATAACTATTATGTATAGTTTCATCTATAGATATTGGAGAATTAGTAACCACTCTAACTACCGTAATCTCTTGAGATACTGGACAGTTTGGAGTTAAAACATACGAACATGTTTCTTCTGTTTCTATAATCACCGTAACTGTAGTAGGAAGCACAGTATCCTTTGTAAAAGATACAGTACCTGTTCCATCAATCACTTGGTTTATAACAGATACAGAGTTGTATATTACATTTATATTTGCAGATCCTTCAGAAAAACTATAATCAAAGTTTACTTCTCCAACAGTTTCTCCTAACTCTAATGTGAATTCATAACTTCCAATAAATAATTGTTGAGATATAGTAACACCACAAGCATAATTATCTGAAATATAAGGAAGCTTCTCATCATTGATAGATAAAACATACTCATTAGTATAAGGATCAAATCCTCCTAGTTTTTGAGTTCCTAATGAATTTTTAAATTCGTTTCTAAACCAGTTCTTTAATCCAAAATTAGAAATAATTTCTAGTTGTTCTGATTGCCCTGATCCTCCTCTTAGATTTAGTACAGCGGTACGTTTTACATCAGTAAAAAATACTTCTCCTCCTCTAACAGCAAAACTCTCTGGATTACTACTAATACCATAATCCTCTATCCTAGATATCTGAGTACCAAGTACTTCTGGTATAGATGTAATAGCTCCACCAGCAGCAGCATCAGAAAGTAAATTTTTACCAGCTAATACATACGATATCTTATCCTCCTGAAGAGTTAAAATATCTGTCTTTCTTGCGTACAATTTATTAATTGGACCAAATGATTTCTCACAATCCTTCCAGTTAGAAAGAGCAAGGTTGAATTCATTCAGTTTATTTATATTTGTTTCTGCATTATATATACCACTATAGGTAAGTCCTGCATATCTATTTGCTTCTTTAAATTCCTCCTGAGAAACAGCTGTAACCCTGCTTCCAAGATAGAATGGAGAACCGATTATAGAGTCATTTATCTTATAACTTTCAGCACCATTTCCAAATGTATAGCAATTAAAGAAATTTAAAGCAACTATTGCTGGTAAATTAGATGTTTGTGATTGATCTCCATCTTGATTACCGCTCATATGAAGTCTATTTACTATAGGAAAACTATCGCTTCCTTCATAAAATATCTCTCCGTCAGAGTCTTCAGCTTCAGTTTCAAATATCATTAAAGAAGTAGCTCTTTGTACTGTTATATGTATATTTGTTCTAGAAAAAGTAGGATTTATAATAGCATTACAAGAAGGTGTTCCAGTAGTAACTACTAACCATAACTGACCAGTAGTTGTATTCTCCTGAAATTGATAACGATTAACATTTTGAATAAATGGAAGATGACATGAATATCCAATAAAAGGACCATCAGGACATTGAAACCATTGCTCTAAAGTTTGTGTTTGTACGTTGTTATTTGGAGTTTCTCCTCCGTAATAAGAACCACTACCAAAATCTATATTATCTCCTTGAACAAAATCATATAATGTTCCATAATCTTGAGATGCTATAAATGTTTTAGCAAATGTATACTCGCTAGATCCACAAGACCCAGCATCTATACCAGATCCTCTCTTTAATACAATATCAAATGTAATAGAACTTCCAGCTGGAATATCGTATGGAATGTATGGAGTTATTGTAGGAGTTATAATAGGACTAACATAGTCTGGATTATCTATATGACATGGATATAATGTAGTTATACCAGTCTCTAAACCACCGTAATCTATAAAAGAGTTTGGCTTGTATTGAGCTACAAAATTAGAAGCTTTTAAAGCCATATACATACCAGCAGGTTCTTTAATATCACCTCCTGATTCATTTGTATTTCCAGTAATAAAATCTATAGGTTGAGCAGCAAGTTCCAATACCTTTGTTTTCACTAGTGTATCTAATACACCATTGGTATCTCTCTTAACTATAAGAGTTGAGTTCTCTTGAACCTTACTTCTATTATCTCCCTCTAATTTAAACCAAGTTAAACCAGTATCTGCAATATAAAACTGATTTGTATAAACAACCTGATAATTTGCTTTAGATGGTTTTACAACAAACTTATATCTTGTAGCCCAACTTGGAGCTAAGTTATTTACTGTAGCTACTATGTAGTTCTTAGTGTCTGATGCAGAAGCAGGTATAAATATAGTATTTGAAGTATTAACTAAAGCAGTAGAGCTTCTTAAATTATCATCCATATAAACAATAGCAACCTCATAACCTCTATTACTATGTAAGCTTTGTCTAGCACCTATCTTATAAAATGTAGATGAGAAAGATGAATTACTAAAATACTCATAAGCATAAAAATAACTACCAGGATTTGCTGGATCTTCAATTGTGAATTTAACAGCTGGTGCTTGAATCTCAAGTATACTGCTTCCAATTGTTGATGTTATTTTAAAACCTTGATCTACTGCTGTTACCCCACTATCTACATCTTGCCAAGGCGTAGTAAATGGAGGAGATACTCCTTTTGCTACCATTGAACAATTAAATACATCTGTTAAAGAAGTTCCTAATCCACATGAAGCGTATGGCTCATGATTAGATACTGCATTTTTAAATTCATCACTATTAGCTAAGTCATAAACACTTGAATAGTCTCTTCTTAATGTAAATATAAAATCATTTATAAACTCATTTAATGGAGCTTCAGAAGAAGGAGGATTATTATATGTAGGATATCCAGAAAATGAACCATGAACTAGATTAAACGACATAGTAAATGCAGATCCTTCTGTTAAATCAATACCTGTTAAGTCTAGCGTTACAGCAGAATTATTTGAAGTTACAGTATCGCTTGGATCTATAGTATAATTAACACCGTCTACTAACAAATAAGGAACTAATGTAAAGTTTATCTCTTCATTTACCAAATCTAAAGAGTAGTCTAAAGTTGTGTCAATATCGTATCCATCAACATAGTTACCGTATACTAGTCTATTGCCCATAACTGTTTGAGAAATAGCAGTTCTAGGTACGTTATCGTATAATCTTAGCAGCTCACTTTCTGTAAGTACAGTATATATCTTTCTATTATCAAATAAAACACTTTGAGTTGTATTATCAGACCATCCTTGTTCAGCTTTGTCATACTTCTCAATTACATTTACAATATTTGAATCTGATAATTTAAAACATAAATCAAGACCAATAACATTATAATCACCAACATTAAAAGATACGTTTGCAGAATTAAAAATGTTCTGCATTGCTTTGTTTGTGTATGTAGCGAAGTCTAGTTCAAAAGGACCAGGCTCGAATGCTACTGTAGTAAACTGAGAAAGAGCGCTGTACTCATTATCTTTATACTTGTATCTATATGCGAAAGAAATAAATCTCTCAGTCATATAGTTCTCATCACCAGGTTGTTCTAATAATATTACGGATGGAGACTCAATAGGAGGAGCAACAATAACTGATATATCTTCTTCTCTTATAACGTCAACTCCAGAAACTGGGTTAGGATAGTTTCTATTTATATTTATTTTTCTTGGAGGATTTAATCCATCTGTAAAAAACAATAAGTCATCAACCTTATTTATACTATTTATAAGGTATTTTTTATCAAAATTAAGAACTGTTGTAGATATAACGTGATACTTCACAACTGATGTTTTTGTATCATAAGATAATATCATGTCGACATTACCTGGATCACATACAAACCAATAAATAGTTTCGTTTGTACCGTCCTGAAAAGCACCTATACATCTAGCGTCCTTACCTAAAGTATTTGGACCAAATCGTATATCGGTTAATTGATGGTTACCCTTTGAATTCTCAAGAGCACCAATACTATCAAGTTCTGTAGATCCAATTCTGATATTTAACGCATCAATATATTGACCAGGAGGAACTAACCTCTCGTCAAAATCTTTATTCATTTTACCAGCTACAAAGTTTACTTCTGCAGATCCGTTTATATTAGCCATACTATTTTATCCACTTATCTTTACCTCTCAGATTCATCAATAATCTTCCTGGATGCATATTACTCAATCTTATTTTTGCGTTTCTTAAAAGGGCTGTTTTGTCCTTCTTAGCTCGTTGTACGATGTATTCCTGTACACCATGTTTATTGTTTAATATTGCATATCTGATATATGAATACATAAACTCCTCTGCAAGTTTATTTACATTAACCTCAGAATCGTCTCCGCCTTCCATTCCATCAGAAATATATTCCAATATGCATAGCTGACCAGCCATTCCAGAACTAAAGTTAATTACCCCAGATTGTTTATCTATTCTGTATGTAGGATTTGAATTTGCTGTTTCAGTATTTAATCCAAATCTAGATCCGACATTATAATCAAAATACCATCTTCCATCTACATTATATCCTTCTCTTCCTGAGAATTTACCTTCTCCAAGGTATATTGTCTTTAGATTATCATTTATTCTATCGTAGTCAAGTATAGAGGTTCCCTCTAATACATTACCATCCTCATCAAATAAGACACGACAGTTATTATCCTGTAAATAACTATTACTATAGTTTGCTTGTATGTTTTCTGAAAGCGGTCTAAGTATACCGTCTTTATATAGTGAAATCCTAACATAGTTAACGTAATTATTAGGAAGAACAAACTTTAAATCATCGCATATACTTATCTCAAGAATTTTTATTTCCTTTAAAGCATCATAATTTATTTCTTGAATTCCTCTCTTAGCATGAAATAAAACATTGTATTTTGTAACATTATTAATTAATTTGTCATTACCAACATACATTAACATAAAATTATTAACTATGTCTGATAACGATATATATTGGTATGATCCCCAATTCTGATCTTCAGGTAAATTACCTGCATTCTCATAGTACTGATAACCGTTTAAATATGCCATATTATCCTTCTATTTGTTTATTAGCAGTTTCTTCAGCTGTTCCAAAGTTATATAACTCAACCTCTCTAATTGACATACCTGAGTACTGTAATATTTTAGCTACTAACAATGGTTCATCTGATTCTGGTAACTCAAAATCTTGATAAAGAGGATCTGTTTGATCAAATAAAGGAGTACCTCCAACAATTGTAGTGTATGTCCACTTAGGATCTTTAGGCAGTCTTATATACTGAGCAGCAATATTAGTTGTTATTGTGCTTGGATATACAGTTATATCATTAGCTTCCATTGAATATGCTGGGAACATTATAGACGGAGCAGTAAGATTTGAAGCCAATAGATTTATTAATTTATCATGACTAACTCTATCTACCTCTTTTGCATTATTGTATATAATATTATTTACATAGTAATAATCTGAAGGAAGATCAAATGTAGTATTTAAAATAGAATAAACTAATGGAGTTGTTGAAGAAAAACTATCTATAACAATCTCTATATTTCTAACCACATCAGAATACCCACTTCCAGATAATCTTGCGTTTTGTTTTACTATCCAATTGTTATACTGATAGAAGTAATTTTCAAATATATCTAACTGTGCTTGTTTAGCATATAAGTTAAAATCATCAGGCGTAATGTACCCAAAGTTATTCTTATTAGCTACTGACAATACAGCGTTTCTAACCGAATTTATCATGCCTTAAACTTTTTACAAAGATACTAAAAAAAAACACCCTATTTTTTAGGGTGCTTCTTGATTTACTTTACATGGTTTTCTAGTAACCTTAGAACTTCAATTCCTTCATCTGATTGAAGATAAGAAGCTAATATATAAATTGGTTGTTCTCCAAATGGAACTGTAAGTAATTTCTTTTTATTAGAAGGCAAATTAAAATAAATATCTTTGTCCTTGTTTTTTAATCTTAATAGATCATACTCAAAAAACTTAGCGCAAGTGTTTTGAAGTTGAAGCATTGGATCATTTAACATCTCTAAGAAATCCATCGGATTGTTTCTTGAATAAACAAAAACATCACGTTTTAATTCAGCAGTAGACATTTTTTCTACCTTAGCCCCAAGTAACACACGAGCAATAGCTTCAAGCATTTCAAGACTTAAATCTCTTGCAGCAAGTTGAGCATCTAACTCATATGTGAATCTATCAATATCAGTAGAAGCATCCTTCTCTGTATTAACTTCTTCAAACATAGACCCATTTGATGGATGTATAGCTAAAAAATGTTGTAATACTGGGTTTGTTTTAGGAACAGTTAAAACACCATCAATAAAAATAATAGGTTCTAAAATTGCATTTCCATCTTGTTCATCCTCAAAAGGACTTTTTTGATTTCTAGCATATCTTAATGCTCTTTGAGAAGTACCATCAAAATGTAGTAATGTTGATCTATGGGTATTTCTCGATGCCAACATATAGGTAAGTGGCGTATGTTTTTTCTTTAGTACGTATACTTTGTCCGTTAAGACTGGTTGATTTTTCATTTGATAAGATTTAATTTATTTAAAAAAAAATAACAGGGGATTTTACTCCCCTGTTAAGTATTATTTATTATCCTTCGAAAATGAAGAAGTTATTTGCACCTAAAGTACATAAAGCTCTTTCAGATAAGAAGTGAACTTCCATAGCATCTAAGCTAGAAGTAGAAGCTCCACCAGCAGAACCAGTGATCCAAGTTTTGTAACGTCTGTCTTCAGTTTCAGAAGCTCTGTAACGTACGTGTAAGAATGGACGTTTAGCATTTTTACCAAGAACTTGGTCGTAAACTGTAGTAGATCCAGCTGGAACTAATACACCATTAACAGATCCACCTACAATACCACCTCTTAATGTAGCATCGTTTAAGTATTTCCAGTCAGTTTTGTAGAAATCATAACCTCTACGGAAACCTGTGAAACCTAAGTTTAATGACATATCTCTATCGTTGTCAAACAAACCGTAAGAAACTCCACCTGCAGCATTAGAAGATTGAGATCCTAACATATCATCAACATCAAAAGAGAATTGACGGTTTAAGAACAATACATTCTCTTCAATAGCTCCTTGTTTGTCAAGTCTTTGGATGATATTATCAAAATCAACTAGGGCAACTGGATTTCCTCCACCCCATACATTTCCTCTATCATTGATAGCGTAGAAAAGACCTTCAGAACCTTTGTTACCAACAGCTCCACCAGCAACGATAGCACCAGAGTTAGCTTCAGCAGGAACTGCTTCAATCATACTCATTTCTAAGTAATCATCAAAACGCAAACGAGTTTCGTGCTCTGATTTAATGTACCATAAGTATCCAGTAGCTCCATTTTCAGTAGTTACTTCAACCCATCCAATTTGAGCCATATCAGATCCAGAAACAGCATATTTATCTTTAATGATAATTGGGCTGTTTTCGAAGATATCGTCAACTGATTCAAGAGATTCTTGCATTCCTTCAGTTCCTTTTTTGAATTCAGAACCGTAAACAAAAGCAGTAACTACAGCAGCAGCATTAAACATTTGTCCACCACCTTCGTAGTAAGCAACATCAAAAGTACCGTTAACGTAATCTACAGCAGTAATAATAGCTTTGTTAGAATTAGCTACAACTGCGTTATCAGATAAGAAAACAGTTTGACCTACTCTAAAAGCAATTTGCCCAGAGATAGTATCAAGAACAGTAATTGTAGCTGTATCTAATGTAGAAGCTGCGTTAGATCTACAGTTTACATATTTAGTATGTAAACGACCTTGTTCTGCCCATTTAATAAGGTCAGAGTTAGATGGCATCTCTGCTCCAACTGCTCTTAAGAAAGAAGCAACTGAACGGTTACCATATCTTTCGAATTCTTTTTCGTAAGTATCAGGAAGATACTGATTCAAGAAATCAAAGTTTGTAATATAATTAGTTGAAAGAGTTTTTCTTTCAGCTGATGGGGTTAATGAAAACCCTGGAGTAGGTAATACTGACATAATCGTGTTTTTTAATGTTTATAACTTCTAATTTTTAATCCTCTACCACTATCACTTTCAGTAGCAACTACTTTAAATCCTGATTGACCTCCAGACTGTGGAACACTTCTTGTTTCCATATCTATATTCTTAATTTTTTTTGTGCTATCTAATAGCGCATCGGTCTTGCCTTGCTCATAAAAGAACTTAGCCATTTTCTCAGGATTCATAGCCGCAGCTAATGAACGATGATAACCTTTGGCATCTGATATTAGTCCATTTTCATCTAAATGTTTAGATACAAAATTTGTAACATCCGATTGAGCTTTCATAATTTCTGAAGCATCTCCTGGTAAAAACGTAATATTCTTGTCTCCAACATTAAACTCAAAACCTTTGAATTCATTAGAGAAAACTTCCTCCGTTTTCTTTTGAAAATATTCAGACTTTCTACGATTCTCTTGCTCATAGGTCTGTGATTCTTGAACGTATTTCTTGTAAGCATTATAACCTTCTGCTTCATCATCTGAAACTAGACTACCTTTCGACTCGACAGGTATTCTGTATGCTTCTTTTGAATCATCAAAGAATTTCTTTGCTTTAGCAAGCTCTTTTTTCTTAGCTATTTCTTTCTTCTTGATATCCTTTGGATCGTCAAGGTCCTCATCATAAGCAAACTTATCCTCAATTAGATATGCAATATCTTCTTTGTCTAAATCTTCTTCTGTTTGAGAATAATACTCAGCTAATAATTCATCTGGATCAAGATTATTAAAGTCTCTGTTTAATTTAACAAAGTCTTCGATACCTCTACCAGTTTCTTTTTTGTATTTGAAGTATGCAGAAACGTCACTAGGTAACTCTTCTGCATCCTCTCTTTTCTGAAGCAACTCATCAATAGAGTCAACTTCTTTATTATATCTATTCTTAATATATGAAAGAACGTCTGAATCTCCATATTCTTTTGGAGCTTCTTGCTCAATTGCAACTTCAGGTACTTCTACCTCTTGATGCTCTTGTAAACTTTCTTCGTGCTTGTCTAAAAGTTGTTGTTCAATTTCTTGAATTGACTTTTGTTCAACAGCACCCACTTCTTTTACTGTGAAATTTTCCATTTAATTTAATTTTAATTTAATTCTAACTTATGTTAGTTTATTTAAGAAACGTTTGTAATACTTGAGCTAACCCATGCACTAACAGTTATTTTGGTATAAACCAATCCACCTGTTGAAATTTCAGGACAATATACTGATGATCCAATAATTGCGGTAGAATAAGTTGAGTTAAGAGTAGCTAATGATAATGCAGTAGCAGTAGAGTTTTTAGCTGTTAAAGGAATATCACTTGTTAAAGCAACAGTTCCAGCTGTATTAGGTAAGCTTATTGTTTTAGATCCGCCAGTTAATGTAGCTGGGAAAGACAATATTTGTGAATTACCTGATCCATCAAACTTATTTAAAACACCGTTTCCATAAAGGCTACTAAATCCAGTAGTTGAATTACTAAATACAATATTATTATAATTAATAGTATTAACCTGTGTACCTGAACTAATAGTATTTCCTCCGTCTATCGCTTTTTGAAGAGTAACGTCAGTTGTTAAAGCAATTGTGCCAGATGCATTTGGAAAATTAATTGTTCTTGCAGCTGTAACTGTAGATGGAATAGTTAATAAAACAGATCCATACTGAGATGTAAAACTTACTGCATTTGAATAAATATCTGTATAATCACTACTATTTGCTACAGTTAAATATCCAGGACCAAGTGTACTACTTGATGGTCCATTTGCAAATACTATATCAGATCCACCAGTAACTGTATTTCCTAGAGCAACTGTTTGTTGTAATGTTTGAGGAGCTATATCACTTGTTAAAGCAACTGTACCATCAGCATCTGGGAACATAATAGTTCTTGGAGAAGTAATATCGTTAGGGAAAGTTAATACAATACTGTTTCCAGTAGCTTGTTTTGTATAAACTATGAAACCTGCATATATATCTATATAATTTGTACTATTTGAAACAGTTACAGTACCTGGATAAAAAGAAGCTACATTAGTTGTATTAGTTTCTGAAAGAATTATCGGAATACCATTTGTAACACTACCACCATTATTAACTACTTGTTGTAATGTTTGAGAACCTATATCACTCATTAAAGCAATAGTACCATCATTATCTGGAAGTTTAATTGTTCTGCTTGCAGTTTGAGTGTCAGCAGATAATAATTTAACTGTTTTACCAGAACTAGAAGGAAGACCAAATAATAAATATGGTTTAGCAGATCCAATTCCACCTACTAACTCTGCTTTACCACCTAAAGAATTGCTTATCTTAACAGAATCTGCTATTACAGTCATGGTATTAGAACCATTAGTTATAGTATTTCCAAAGTTAACTGTTTGTTGTAATGTTTGAGAAGATATATCGCTTGTTAAAGCAACTGTACCTGAAGCATCTGGTAAAGTAATAGTTCTTGCTGCAGTAATATTAGTTGGAGATTTAAATTCTAGAAGGTTTGATTTTGAAAATGATATATAACCTGCGAATATGTCTGTTGTAGCTGTTAGAGATCCTACAGCTATATCTCCTGCAAATATAAAACTACTATCGTTTCCATTTTGAAAAGACATATATCTAGATCCATTAACTTGATTACCATTATCAATTACATCTTGTAATGTTTCAGCAGAAGAAGTTCCTGGAACTCCTTGAATACCTTGAATACCTTGTGCTCCTGCAGCTCCTGCTGGACCTTGAAGACCTGCTGGACCTTGCTCTCCTTGAAGACCTTGTGCTCCTTGAGAAGCCAATAAAGCCCAATGTACTGTATCAGCAGATGGGTTAGTAGTTCCTGAAGTTGCTGCTATACAGAACCAAGAAGCTCCGTTATATGCCACAGCATCGTCTTCAGCATATGAAGTTCCTGAAGTCCAAGAACCTTGCCAGTTTAATCCTGCTGGACCAACTGTACCAGCTATACCTTGAACACCTTGAAGTCCTTGCTCACCCTGAATACCTTGAGTACCAACACCTTGAATACCTTGTTCTCCTTGTAACCCTTGAATACCTTGTAATCCTTGAGCACCTTGTAAACCTGTATTACCTTGAACACCTTGAATACCTTGCAATCCTTGAATACCTTGAGCACCTTGCAATCCTTGTGCTCCTTGAGAAGCTAACAAAGCCCAGTGAGTAGCATCTAAATCTGGTGCAGTAGTCCCTGATGTTGCTAATATACAGAACCAAGAAGCTCCAGCATATGCTACAGCATCATCCTCTACATATGAAGATCCTGAAGTCCAAGATCCCTCCCAGTTTAATCCTGCTGGACCAACTGCACCTGGAGTACCTGGGATACCTTGAATACCTTGAACACCTGGAACACCTTGTGCTCCCTGTCCAACAGAATTCGCTATATCTTCTATTGTAAAAGGTTCTGTTTGTTTGTTTAATAAAGCAGATCTTCTTTCTGTTAAATCTACATCTGTTGCAATCCCTATAAATCTAGTTCCACTAGGTACTTGTGCCATATCTTATCGTTTTTTTTTGCAAAGTTAAGTATTAATTTTATATATTTTTTAGCAATTCCACTTGTCTAAAGCAAGCTTCTTTCTTGTTGGTTCTCCATTAGGTTTCTTCATTGGACCTGGCATTCCAGACATTCTAGCACAGAAAGATTTTCTACGCATAGCATCTTTACTTCCAGGCTTTAATTTAGAAGGAGCTGTAGTAACAGCCATCTTTAATTTACTACCAGGATTTGCTTTTCTATAAGAAGCAACACCCTTAGCATTTAATCCACCAGTCTTACTTTTTCCCTCGGCTCTTTGCCACGCTGCTGTTTTTGCCATTTATTTTACGTTCTTGTTTAAGCATTTCGGCTGTAGGTTTCTTTCCAGAACCCCTTTTTGCACGAATGTTGTTCCACAATGAGTTTTCTACTCCTAATTTATTTATCATTATCTTGGTCCGAATTGTGAGAAATCAAACGAATCTAAGTTATCATTAGTAGATTCAAAATCTACTGGAGGTAAATTATTCTTACGTTGATCTATCAGTTTTGATTGTTGTGTATTTTGTAAGCTAACACGTTTATCTTTAGCTTCCTCTTTCATTTTTTCTTTTTCAGTTAAAGTATTTACTTCAATACCTTTTAACTGCATCTGATAGTTAAACTCAACCTCCATCAACTTCATCTTAAGATCAGCCTCATTCTGCATCTTCTGAATATCAAAAGCAGATTCAGCTTGTTTCACTTGAAGTTTAGATTGAGTCTCAGCTTGTAATTTTTGCATTGCATTTTGAGCAGCAGCCTGTTGAGACTGTTGTTGTATTTGACCTTGCATCTGTTGAGCTTCTTGAGCCATTTTTTGTTTCTGCTCTTCTCTCTTCTTTCTCTTTAACTTAAGAAGTTGATTAGCTAACTTAAGATTTCTAACTTCTCTAATATCAATAGCGTCTTCTAATAGTATAGAGTCACGAGATAATGAAACTTGAATGTTTTGCTCTAACTGAGCTTTTTCTTCTTCATCAGGAGTAACTTCTATAAATATTCCAAAGTCATATATATATAGGTCTTTAATATTTTCTAATATACCAACACTATATCTTCCAATCTGATTTATAAACTCTTCTTTAAAGTCAGAGTATTCTAAAATATCAGCTACTCTATAAGAGATAGCTTCTGATAATGATCTAGTTATATATAAACTTGATTCTAATATATGTCTTGTAGCGGTATTTGAATTTAACGCAGCTAATTTTTGAACACCTACTAAAGCGTCAGGATTTGGACTAGATCCATCACGAGCTTCGTTTAATCCAGTTACATCACGAATCATTCCTAGATAGTGGTTATAACTTCCAATTAAACTCTGTAACTTACCTTGACCACTATTTGTTCCTAACTCAGAAATTGGAACTCTTGCATTATTAAATTCTCCATCACCAGTATAACTTCTACCAATAACACTACCTGTTTGGAAGTATAATCTTAAAGCATCTTCTGGATTATATGCAGCTCCTGTTCCTAAATCAACCTCATTAATACCATCAGCATCAATAAATACACCATCAGGAACAACTTTAGCTAACACCTGTTGCATTTTTAAGTGAACGATCTGAATTAAATCAGCAAAAGGAACCATTCTTTTTACTAATGATTCAATGTTACCTTTATACATTCTTGGAGCACATGCTACATAATTAGGGATTGCATGTTGTGTAGCAGACTTAGGTCTTACCATATTCTTAGATAGTTCCCACTTAAGCATAATGTTAGTACCAGCTACCATTATACCGTCATACCAAACATCAATTGTTTTTTCAATTTTCTCGAAGTTACCTTCATCCATCATCTCTTGTGGTGGGTTAAAGGTATCATCTTTAGGTATCATTTTTTCACTACCATTCTCTAAAGTTTTTTTCTTATAAACTATCTTCTTAGTAGTCTTGAAATTAAAATATAATAGTGTAGCTACATCTCTACTAAACATACTATTATCATAACCCTGTGATGAGTTATAGTAAGTATTCCATGATTGACCATACTTAGCTATTTCATCTAATTGATCATTAGTAAGCGTAGGATCTATCTTAAGAAGTTCAGTAGTATGAACTGTTTTAACTTCTCCCCAATAGAAACAATCCTTAAAGTAAGGATTCTCTGTATAGCTATAGATAACATTAGCTGGATCAACGTATTCAATACGAACACCATCACCAGGAAGGAACATATGCTTAGCCATACCAACGCCAATTGTTGCTATATCTAAATCAATACTTTTTCTAATATCATTATATTTATTATCGTCAAATATAGTATTAATAGCTTGCTCTTCTGCAATCTCTATAGCAGGCTTATAGTTAAGCTGCATGAATAATGATAACTCATCATCTGTCTCTGGAAGTTCATCTACAGGAGTATCGAATGCATCGATACCGAACTGATTCTTTACTTGAAGAAGTAAATCCTTAGCAGCCATATCTGTTTGTACAGCTTCTTGAAATTGAGAACGTTTATCTGTAGACATTGCATCTTGTGCATACGCCTTAACTTTAAACATCCTGTCAGTCATTCCGTTTACTACAATATCAATAAACTTTGGTATAATAGGTACTGGAGTCCAGTCTAAATTTAAGTGACTTAAGTCTCCATCAACAGATAACTCATTCTTATATTTACCAACAGATTGTTCACCTCTAGCGTATAGTCTTAGTTTATGAAAGTTTGAACGTTGATCATAAAATTTACATCCATGACTATCTTTTCTGAACCATTCATATTGAATACTTTGACCAATCCTCAATCCGTACTCATACGTCTCCTTTTCTTTATCAGAAGCAAACAGGTTTGGAAAGCTTACAGGGTTAATTTTTATACTTACGTCCTTCATTTATCTTATTATTTCGCTATGGGTTCCGCTATTATTATACTTTGCAAAGTTAAATATTATTTTCGATTCTTTTTTGACTTGAGTGTACATGTTTTTTTGATTAGCCATAATAGCTAATCCTGAGCTAATTGCAGCATCAAACTTTGTTCTATTGTTTATATCAAACCTAGCCCACTCTTCAATAGTCCTTGAGAAATACATTGATCCCATCTCATCTGAGTCTCTATATGTACCCTCTAAATCAAGACCTACGTACTTCTCTATATACGATTCAATAGCAGATGCGTGTGACTGTTTAACGTCTTCTGAGGAGTTAGGTATACCTCCAAGTTCCTTCTCTGTCTTTGATAAGTTTATAAAACTTTTATCAGGTCTATTCATTGAGAATCCTCTATATCCTCTATTCTTAAAGTGGTATAAAAGTCTTGGTTTATTGTTCTCTACAAGGATTGGCATTCCATAGAATATACAAGCCATAAGAACATCTTCAAAGAATATCTCAGCTGTCTGAGGTCTTGCTATATACTCTAAGAAGAAGTGATTACTAGGTGCATTATCCATATTGAACTTAGTAAGTCCATGAAGGGATCCATTAGATCCTCCACCACCTACAGTACCAGATATATCATAAGGGTCACATCCAAACGCTCCGATATGATCGTTCCCTGGATACTTGTTACCGTTCTTATAAACTATGTTATTCTGCAATCCCTTCTCTGGAATCCACGAGACTGTAAATCTGCCTCTAGGATCTGGAGTCCAAACTACCTTAGTATCCTTCTCTCCATTTAACCAACTGAATGACCCCTTTGTAAGAACCCTATCTTTAATAAGAGAGTCGTTATAATCGATCTGTTGGTATAGTTTAGTTAAGTTAAATATAGATGCCTTGCTCTCATCTCTAAACGCATGTGACTCTGTTCTTGAGAACTGTCTATAGAATTCATTAAGTGCATCAGCATCACTCTTCAAAGAAGCAACCTCATTCTCCCAGTAATCGATAGCGCCATCTGTGATCATATTACCATCGATACCAAGCACTGGTTTAGCTGGCTTTCTGAATACAGGCATACCGTATCTATCTATGTAACCCTCAAAGTTCCACTCCATTGGTATATACAATGAGTACATACCAGACTTAGTTTGACCATTGGCATTACGAGTCTTAATATTAGATTCTTCGTAAAGCTTCTTAAAGTTAGCCCCTCCTTTTTCCAGTGAGTTAGGAGTAGAACCCATCATACACTTACCAATAATCTTAGAACCTAACCTAAGACACGTCTTAGTTACACGCCAGTTATTAAGGATGTTATCGGGTTTAATCCACTTACCAGATTCATCATGAACTAGTAGAAGTAGTTTCTCACCATCATAACTGTTATCTGCTGTATTTTTCCAGTCAATAGTAGTATCAAGACCCTTTATCTCTTCAGTGGTCTCGTTATTTTCATACATGTTCTTCTTGGTAATCTTAGCTGCAGGAACTCTAAAGGCAAGTTCTGTCTTTGGTTTATCCATACCGTCCTGTATAGGCTTGAAGAAGAATGGATAGTTACTTATAATAGGAACTACCTTATTGGTAAACATTGTCTTAGCATCGTTACCAGTCTTTGATAGTATCCCAAGTCTTGCATCTTTTGCAAGTGTTCCTGTGTTAGATAGTTCATTAGATCCCATAAACGAGAATCCAGAACGTCTAATCTTTAGGTACACCATTCCAAACGATCTTGGATCAGCCTTACATGCCTCCCAGAATATATAGTATATCCTATTGGCTTCACGATAGTCTGGAAGACCAACGTCAATCTTAGTCCATTGAATATACATGTAGTGAGATCCTGTAATGTATGTAGTAACACCATTATTCATAAAGAAAAAACCATTCTCTCTCCTGTCAAACTCTTCCTCAATATAATCAACCCACTTGTCTTTAAATACTTTAGGCATTGTATGCCAGTTAAAGATGGTCTTTATATTGCTAAGTTCCTTAGGATATTCGAACGGTTCCCAGTACTGATTCTCAGGTTTTTTGTCGCGTTTATATACTATATTTGCGACAAAAGGGAGAGCTATATTTAGTCCGTTTATGTTATAGATATCTCCAATGGTACCGTCCTTAGAGATGACTACCATATCATACTTCTCATTATAACCATAATCCCAAGACTTGCTCTTGTTTTTATTTACAAGAACCTGTGGTGGAATATGATCATGAACTATAGTATATAAACTATTTTGATCTTCGCTCTGCAAATCCTTGTATTTTATTTTCTTCTTTTACGTTTACAGAAGATTCATCAGAAAGTTTCTCTCTTTCTAACTCTATCCTGTTTAAAATTTCAAAGGCATCAAAAATTGCTAATTTTTTAGCTGAAGCAGCATTCTTTAGTTTATCTGCTGATAGATCTGTTCCATCGTCTTCAGGTTTTAGTATCTGATCTGATGCAACCTTTATAAGTTCCATTACAGCCTTTTCTCCAGCATTTATAATTTGTAATTTGATTTCTTTTAATTCCATTTTATTGTAATGTTATTTGTGAACATCCTATATAACTTTTCGTCATTTATGTAGAATGGATATTCGCTATTTGGCTCAAATGAGACCTCATCTCCAACAGATAGACCTAGATCTACTAATTCTTGATTTATGTACTCTATTGTTCCAATAAGAGGCTCTTCTTGAGTGTTCTTGTATATTATAGATTCCTTTGCTTTAACTGGTCTGATAAAACAATACTTTGAATGAGCATTCCATTTATTTTCATGAAAATACATAAAGAACTGTTCATTGTCAACCATAAACAAATCATCCTTAAGATAGCTTGCTCCACTCTTCTCTCTACCTTTCATATCATAATATAATTTAAATACATTATGATGTACAAGAAGCAAATCACCAGGAACGATATCTCCATTATACCCAACAGGAGTAGCTGTAACTACTCCTATTCTATTGGATACGGTATGGTCTTCTTGGGATGTGCTTACAATTAAGTTAATACCACCAATTTCTTTAGTGTTATTATATCGCTTGCCATCTAATGGCTTAACGATAAAGCAATAAGGAGATTTCATTAGAAATTTATATTATATTCTATAGATACTGGCATGTTAGAGTTGAACTCCTTCCAAAGCATAACCTCTTGAGAGTCGTTCTCTATCCAAATTTTAAAACTATCCTTTGATTCATCAAAAAATATAAGATGAATCTTATGGGATCCGTTTAAAACATCCTGTCCATGAATATAACTCATAGCATTCTTATAGTCTGGACCTATAGATATTTTACGAATATCCATCGGTTATACTATACTTGTTATTAAACCATTAACTACTGTAATGGTTTTTTCATCAAATGATACAAATGTTCCACTAACTCCATTCTCCAATGTTAAATCAATAATACCTTGAATACTGAAATTTTTAGTTTCATTTTGATTCTCAACATCAGTACCTATTAATAGGTCTTCTATTGTAGGTATTGTAATTTCTGGGTAAATGCTAATCTTGGTCATTTATTTCTCCTGTTTGTAAGTTGATATTTACGTTTCCGTATTTTTCTAACAAAACAGCTTCTAATTCTTTATACTCATTAGATAAAGCATCTAATTCTCTAAAAAATTTGTGTTTTGCTAATTCAGCTTCAGCTATTGAAACTTTTGCTTCGTTAAACTTAATACTTAAGTCTTTTAAGTTTTCTAATTCTTCTGTAGTTACTGTTTTCATTTTATTTAAATTTTTTACAAATATACAAATTATTTTTTAATTTTCAATTGGTTCTACTATAGGTTCTCCAATTGTCAATGTTACAGATGCTGGATTAATTAAAAGCTCAATTTGATTTACAATGTTAGCTTGTAATTCTAATACTTTTTCTTCACCCATTGCTGATTGTGTCCACGCTACAACTTCTTCATTTGTTAATTCATCAAATGGAATAAAGTTTGTAATGTCTTCTACATTTAAGATTTGAGTTCCGTATACAGTAGCTTGTACTGGTGGTACAGAATCATCAGTTCCTGTTACAATCCAATGCACATTATATACCACGTCTGTAAGTTCTCCATCCTTTGGATATGCGTCTACTGTTTTACAGTTCCAATCGTAAACAACTCCTGTTGCTAATTTTTTTGCTCTTGCCATTTTGTTATTTATTTATTAATTTTTTTAGTTCTTCTATTTGTTTTTGTTGTTCTTTTATTGCTTCTATCAGTACAGGTACTAAGTCAGTATATGCAACTGATTTTGTTTTATTTCCATCTTTTCCTGTAGATACTGCTTGAGGAATAACTTTCTCAACATCTTGAGCTATTAAACCAATATGGTTAGCATCGTCTAATTTAGTTCCAGGATTAAATTCCTTATTCCAGTTAAAAGTTACACCGTTCAAAGATAATACTTTATCTAAAGCATTCTCAATAGGTAATACATCTTTTTTATATCTCTCGTCTGACAAGTTAACATAAGCACTTGTTCCAGCAACTGATCCATTAACGTGTAATGTATACATAGGAGCAGAAGTTCCTATACCTACCTGACCTGTAGAATCAATACGCATTCTCTCCATTAAGTTGTTTGAGAATACTGTAGTTCCTTCTGAGGATATTGTCATTGTATCTGCAAAAGCAACATATTCAATCTTTGCTCTTGTAGTCATTCCATTTTTCCAAGAGATAGCACCACTAACATAATCAGTAGAACCTCCAACAAAATCTATATTACCACCACCACCATATCCTGATATTGGAACATAAGCAAGTCTTAGTGTTGGATTATTCATTGTGTTCACAACATCTAATTGAGTAGTTGGCATTGTTGTGCCTATACCAACATTCCCCCCAACATATAATGAATTACTAACATTAGAAGTTCCATTCACGTCTAAGGTATATATTGGGTTTGAAGTCCCAATACCTACATTACCACTTGAATTAATACGCATTCTTTCATTACCGTTTGTTCTAAAATATACCCCACCTAAAACCGTACTATTTGAAAGTTCTAGGTCTATATTATTAAAAAACAAATATCCATTTGACGAAGTACTTGTTCCTAAAACTATAAGCGCGCCAGAAGATTTTCCTATAGTTAAATTTGCTCTATTTGTAGCCGAATAAATAGCGGAAGTTTGTCCTATTAAAATTTCACCTAATGAATTGATTTGCATACTTTCAGTTCCTCCTGTTCTAAAAGCAATAGATGATCCAGAAGCTGAAGTTTGACCATTAATTATAAACCCTGTCTTTTGAGATACCCCAGCACCTATTTGTAAAGTACTTGTGTCAAGATATGTACTTATGAAAGAAGCTCCTCCACTACTTGAACCACTTAAGAAAAGACCAGCAGCGGTATTTGGTGCCCAGCTTGTAGTGGAATTATAGAACATTCCATTACCTAAAACAGTTAGCTTTTCGCTTGGACTCGCAGTTCCAATTCCTATGTTGCCTGAAGGAACAATAAAATTAGTTGATGAATTTAATGTTACACTTCCTGTTGAATAACTTCCTATAGTATCCGTATATAAAATACCAGATTGAATATAAGTATTTCCAACAACATGTAGCTTAGCACCTGGAGCTGTTGTTCCAATACCTACATTACCTGCTGTTGTGATACGAACTTTTTCAGTTCCAGATGTAAGAAGCGCTAAGTCAGAAGCGCTGTATGTACCTACTCTTCCGAATGTATCTGCTGAAAACCTAATATCACCACCGCTTGCAGATTGAATACGAGCTTGAACTGTACCTGTACCATAAATATCAAGATTAACTTCAGGGCTTGCGTTTCCAACACCTAATCTATTATTATAATAAGGATATTGTTTCGTTAAAGCTGTTAGCGTATAATTACTACTTATAGAAATAGCATCAAAAACCGCTTTAGCTCCAGCCTGCTCAGTAAGCATTCTAACTTTAACAGTATATGAATTACCAGTTGATACTATATGAGATATTGGTATTCTAAATCTTGAATTGGTAGCATCCCATGACATATTGCCTATAGCAATATTATCAGGAACTGTTCCCATAGAATCAACAACTCTTGATTCGTTTGTATATATTAAGTTACCTGGATTTGTACCTACAGCAAAAAGTTTTGTTAATTTACCAACTGAACTTTGATCACTATAATAACCTGTTACTTCAACTTCTATATATCCCCAAAATGATACATTACCAAGTATTATATCTGCTGCTAAATTAGCAGTTGCGCTTGGAAAACTAATTCCTGATGGAAATACTCTTTCGAAGCAGTTATTAGAATTTAAATATCCTGTTGTAAATCTTAAATTACCTGATATATCTGTTTTATATAAAGGAGAGCTTATTCCAATACCTAAGTTACCAGCAGATGTAATACGCATCCTTTCAGAAGTATCTGTTTGAAATGTAATAAACCCACCCCATGCAGCAGAAGGACCCATATTAATATTCATATTACCATTATTGCCTTGGGTGGTAATATTGCCTATTGGATTTCCTCCAGACTGAAATTTAATTCCCGAGTTGCTTGTTGTAGTTGTTTGATTAATTGTAAGATTTGGATCTGCTGCTTTTATTTCTAAAATACTACCAGGAGTAGTTGTTCCAATACCTACATTGCCATTATCTTGTATTACAAACTGATCTGTTACAGTTCCTGATTGATTTTTACCAATAGCGAACTTCCAGCCCGTACCATCTGTACTATAAGTAATTCTATTATTTATTGGAGATGTTCCGCCTGTTAATAGTTGTATTGTACCATAAGTTGAAAAAACCCCAGGTCCAATAGTGGTTGTTCCAGTTGTGTGTAGCTTTGATATAGGACTTGATGTCCCAATTCCCAAGTTACCTGTTGAAGTAAGACGCATTCTTTCAGATCCAGCCTCTGATTTAAAAATAACATCATTACCTCCTATCTGTATATTTGTAGAATCTCCCCAAGTGAATAAAGATAAAACTCCAGAATTACTTTTTATTACTCCAGTTCCAGAAGCAGCATAATTAGCTCCAAGCCTTAACTCTCCAGTTAAATACTGATTACCGAATACATCAAGTTTTGCACTTGGACTACTCGTACCAATTCCTACATTACCAGTTGGCGTAATTCGCATACGCTCTGTACTTGAGGTTAAAACTCTGAAATTGTCACTCCCTATTATTGCTTCGGTAAAAGTACCTCTACCACAATATAATGAAAGATCATAATCATTAACAGTTCTAATTAAGCTTGAGGCAGCAACTCCTAATGTATCAAAAGCAATAGCACTACCAACCCCACCTATATGAAGTTTTTGAGTAGGATTTGTTGTTCCAATGCCTACATTACCCGTATCAGTAATCCGCATTTTTTCTGATATAGCTGTATTGTTTCCAGTTGCTAAGGACAGCCCTAATGCGCCACTACTACCAGCATCATAAGCAGATATACTTGCCGCTACATTTCCTTCAGCCCATCCTATAATACCACCATAGTAATTTGTAGTTGTGGGTGCATATAATAACAAAGAAGCATTTGCAGGTGTATTCGAAATTGTAGCTGAATTTAAAACTTTTGAAGATTCAAGTTGATCACTTGCTCTAATAGCACCAATAACATCAAGTTTTTTAGCAGGACTTGCAGTTCCAATACCTACGTTAGTACCGTTATCAAATATTAAGCTATTGCCAAGTGTAGTAGTTCCTGTAAATTTAGAAACGTAGTTTGTTGTTCCGCTAGCATTAGCTGGAGTATATCCTAACCAACCAGCAATTGTTTTATTAACCCATAAAGTTCCATTGTAACCAAGTATATCACCGTTTACAGGAACCGTTGTTTTTAAATCTACGTCATGTATTTCATTAAGTTCAAAACCGTTCTGTACTGTTACAAATATTTCACCATTGTTAGCATTAACTCTAGTAACTACACCAATGAAAACTAAATGAGCAGGAGCATAAGGCTTATTTGTTAACCCGTAAATAAGGTTTCCATTAGTACCAAGCCAAACAGGATCGCCAACTACGGCTCCTATTGTGTTAAGCCCAGCTAATCTACCTATCTGTACTACGTCCGCCATACCATTGATAGCAACTGTTGCGTTAAGTAAACCTAGTGTTTTTGATGAGGTCGCTTCAGTAGCATTAGAGGCTAATCCTACAATTATATTTGTTCCGTCAGCACCTGTTACATATACAGCCTGTCCCTTATTTATAGCAACACCTGCCTTAACCAGATTCTGAACATCGTTAGCAATAGTAGTTTGATTTATCCAACTAACATTACTGCCAGTTGAAGATAGGACTTGACCTGATGTTCCAATAGCTCCTGAAGAATCCTTCAGTCCAGCTTGGACCTCTATATCACTTTTAAATTTCATATAATTATTTTTGTACTAACACTCTAACAGGGTTTGTAGGAGTAGCAGCAAAGTTTATTGTAACCGTATCTATTGTTGTTCTAATAGTATCTGCGTATACTGTATCATAAGTTACAGTATCGTATAACTGTACTATTACATCTCTTGTTCCTAAACTATGTGTAAGTGTTGCAGTAGCTGTGCTTACTGTTTGAGCATACGAAACTGTATCAGCAGTTACTGTAGCTGTTCCTGCAGAATAACTAACAGAAATACCTGTTCCAGCATTTACATTACCAATACCAACTGTAGTTAATGTAGCTAAGTCAATATTACTCTGAACTCTTGTCCAATCTGCTAGTGTAGTTGGTGTATCAATATTTGCTATTAAAGAGTCTCCTGTTCTAACCTGCTCAGTAAAGAAGAATCCATCAGTAGTAACAGTCCACATGAAACCTTTCTTAATTGTTCCTGTAGGAGGAGTATCTAAGTTTGGTGTGTTTGTTAAAGCGTTATATCCACCTTGGAATATTAACGATCCAACTAAAGACGTATCAACGTATGATTTAACAGCCGCTGATGTAGGTAATGTAACATCGTTATTATTACTTCCGATTCCTTCTGAAGAAGTTACTACAGCAGTAGGATCCATCATTGAAAACTCAACTGCACCTGACGCAATAGTTGTTGAAATAGAAGTAGTACCAGATCCAGTAACATCTCCAGACAATGTAATTGTTGGGTTAACAGGAGTAGGTAACGTTACGGTTTTTAAATTTATAGCTGTAACGTGTCCTTGAGCAGAACTTGTAATACTGTCTACTGCTGTAAATGTAGCACCAAACGCAGGCGAAGCTGTGCTTGTAGTATCTGATCTTGTTACAGATCCATGATTTACAGTTAATGTATTACCAGCTAAAGCAGTAGTTATATTTGTTCCTCCAGAAAAAGTTACATTTGTACCAGATGATATAGTAGTAGGTCCACCAGTTCCACCTTGAATTGACCAAGTATATGTACCTGGAATTGCAGCGACAGGAGACCATGTATTATCTCCTCTAAGATATACAGTGCTGTCTGGAGTTCCAGTTGCGCTTAAGTTAGCTGTTAATGTAGCTGCTCCAGTTTGTGCAGTAGTTGGACTTAAACTAATAAATGAACCACTTGACGCAGTAAATGATGTAACACCACCACCTACTTCAACCCAAGCACCATTTGCCCATACCTTTAATACATCTGCTGTTGTATCATAATAAAGTTGTCCTTCTACACCTGTACCTGCAGCTGCATTATTTGGTTGATTCTCAATCCTTGCTTTTATAAGCTCGTTCTGACTAAGATTAACACTATTTAAAAATTGAATCGCCATGGTTTTATTTTTTTATTATTAGTTCATGTATGCCTTGCCAGAAAACCCAGCAGAAAACTCTATTGTTAAATTATTTAAATCAACATATGTTACCTGACCATACATAAGTATGTTATTTATATTAACTACTGAAACAGAAGGAAATTTATTCAAATTATGCGCAACATTCCATGTAGTGCTAGGAGCAGATTGTATGTACACATAATTCTTATCTCCTACAGGAAGGTCTTGAGCAGTAATAAAAGGATGAACTCCATCTTCTCCATCATTTATCAGGTCAGATGTTTTTGTAGGTACGTTACCAGTAAATCCATCAACCAGAGATATAAGATAATCCTTATCTTCTACAATACTTCCATTACCAGTTATATAAGATAATGTTACGTCAAAGAAATCAGGTTCTAATAAGTTTTCAACTAAACTATCTAACTTATAATAACCAAATATATTTACATCATCAGCCTTACAAATTAATATCTTTTTATCAACTAAGAAATTAAGATACTCAGATACATTGTTATCTTTTAAAGTATACTTGCTTAATATAAAATTTGTTATATTTGAAAAACTATAAGGTGTCCCAACTTGTGGATCAAATGTTATAGTACCACGCAACCTATTATCTAATGGCTCAAGTATATCGTACCTGTATCTTATAGGTGTTCCGATATCTATAACCTGATTCTCATTAAAATATACAGATAACTTATTTGGTGTAAAGTTCTTTGTAGTATTTTGAGTTTCAGAATCAGAACCAATCCATTTATCAGATCCAGTTACCTTTGTGTCAATTATATATCTGCTTATTTGAGTCATTTATAAGATCTATTGATTTCTTTTTAATACTCTACCCATTTTTCGCTCTATCTTCTCAGGATCAGTAATGACTCTTGTTCTGCTATTTCCAGTATTAGTTTGCTTGTTTATTTCTAATCTTACTGGAGTTCCACTTTTATCTGTAGAAACATCATAAGACTTATATTTTATCTTACCACTTTCTTTTTCGTTTTGTTTAGAAAAAGAATTCATTCCTGAACCATCAGAATTTTGTAAACTTGAAAATTCTTTATGTATTGCAGAGTATCTATTATTATTTTGATTCTCTTTAGAAGTCATAGTGCTCTGAATCTTAGTATAAGTAGGTTCAGGACTTGTCGCTAAAGGAGTATCGTTTCTTTTAATTGCCATAATTTAATTATTTTCCTTGACCTCTATAACTTTTTTTATAGTTCTTAGAAGCCTTTAATTTAGATGATTTATTTTTAGAATGTATTCCAGGTCTTGAAATACTTTTCTCTATCTTAACAGTAACAGCAGTCTGTTTCGCCATAGTAAATATAATATAATAATTAATATAAGTAACCAAAAAATCAACCAATAACTCTGCTTCTTATCTACCTGCTTTGTTTTACCAACAACACGTTCTGAAGTTTTTGTATTAGTTACACCTGTAGAGTCTTTTTGAACTGTACTAGACTCTTTTTTATTATTTACATATAAAGTATTAGTTTTACTTTTTTTAATCTTTAAAACAACGTTTTTATAACTTTTACCATCAACTACAATTGCCTTACTTGAATCAATTGGAGTTATTGTGATTTCATTAACATCTGAAATTGTAGATATATTTGTAGAATCCTTTTTTTCTTTGTTTTCTATAGTTATAACTTTAACTTCTGTTGTTGATGCACTATCCTTCTTAATATCAATTTTATCAACCTGCACCTGTCTACTAGCGCAAGAAAATAAAAATAAACTAACTATAATAAATATGTACTTCATAATTTATATTTTAGGATATGTAATTCCGTTTTCAACAATAGTTATTCCCTTATCTACTCTTTGTTTTAATGTTTTCCAATCAAAACCAAAATCTTTTTGAAAGTGTGGTGCATCTTTAAATTTTTTCCAATCACCACCCCATTCGTAACCTTTAGACTTAAAAAAAGCAACTACCATTTGCCAATTTTTATCATTATCCCAACTTGCACTTTCAAATGTACCGTCTCCGTTTTTATCATACAATAAAACAATATCAAAAGCAAGCCCATAATTATGGATTGATTGCCAAGAATCTGCATTAGTAACTTTCGGTCTTTTTAAAAATAAAGCGTGTTGTTCTTCAGGGCTTCTAAATACATAAGCAAAACGCAATCTTACATTTTTAGGCAGCATATTATTACATTGCAAATATAAAGAAAGTAATTCCTCTTTAATCTTTGGATGTGCTTTGTTTATTCTGTCAATAGTTAAATTATCCTGCATTATCATCTTTATTTTTTTCAAATACGTACCATCTTCTTAACGTGTACCCTGAAGCTAGTATAAAAGCTATTACTTTCATAGCTGAATCAACATCAGCAAATGATATTGCAAAATAAGTTCCTGTGATCAATGATAATTTCAAATCTAAAAAATATTGTTTCATTTTTTTAATCTCTCAACTATATTCGTAATTCCTTCGATACCAATATAAGCTGTAGCAATAACAACCCAGTCTGATGATGTTAATGTAGAACTAAATAAACCAATACAAGCTATTAGAAATACCAATAACTTTCTAGAGATCCATTTGCTTAAGATGATATCAAATTGTTCTTTACTCATCTTACCAAAGTGCCACTAAAGATCCAACATCACTTGAAGAGGTTATTTCAGTAACTGCAAATGGAAGAACCGTTCCTTGTAAAACATTCTTAAATGAAACCTCATCTCCAGATAAATTTTTAACTGTAAGAGAATTAGATGCACTTGATTCTCCAATATATAAATGACATCCTGGATTTAAAGTTCCAGATACAGACGGAAGTTTACCTATAAAACCGCTAGATATATTTACTCCTCTAAGGTAGTTTGTTTTAAGTATATTCATAATATCTTATTTATTAATAAATTAGGATTATTTAGTTTTGCTTTTTTGGCAGCACACCCACAATCTTTCCCTGTTTTTTTGGCAACAGCATCCACCACAGCTTTTATTCCTGTAGCGGTTGTTACTTTTTCTATTGCATTACCTAGTAACATTATTTTTTCTTTTTTACTTTCATTAATGTTTTAGTTCCTTTTTTAGGACCTTCCATTTTTTCATGTTTCATCATTGCTTTTTTAGACGAATACATTTCTCCAGTTGCTTTTTCTTTTATCATGACTATTGTTTTTATTAATTATTTCTTCTTTTTTGATTTTCCAGCCATACTAAGAGCGATTGCTATAGCTTGCTTCTGAGGCTTACCGCTTTTCATCTCTGTTCTGATATTTGAACTAATAGTCTTTGAACTACTTCCCCTTTTTAGTGGCATTTCCTTGTTTTTTAACGTTACCTTTTAGATAAGACATCTTACCATCTAGAGATTTTTTAGAATCCCATAATTTAGCTAAAGCTATGGTCTTTTTTAATGACATGATTATTTGTTTTATCTTTGCAAAGATATAAAATATAATCTAATGGAATTTAGTTCAAAACTACGCAAAAACTACGATCGAAACGAACCTAAATACGATTACCTGAAATACTATAGAGTAGTTCGTTACTGGGTTAAGGCAAAATATGGTCTTGGAACATCAGACCTTGATATGATCTCCTTCTTATACACACAAAAACTATTCAGCAGGGCAGACTTCAAAGAATATGAGTGCATCTTCACATGGGATGTGAATCGATTCCAAAGACTTCTAAAGGAAGGCTGGATATCTGTATGGAGAGATCGAAAGGG